GCCTCTTCACGGGCTTTACGAGCGGCTTCTTTTCGTGCGGCCTCTTTACGAGCGGCCTCTTCACGGGCTTTGCGCGCGGCTTCTTTACGAGCAGCTTCTTTACGAGCAGCTTCTGCGCGAGCTTTGGCGAGCTTCCTTTTGTATGCTTCGGCTTCGGCCTTCTTTTTTGCCGCTAAAGCAGCCGCGGCCTCAGCTTTCTTTTTCGCCATAAGAGCCGCTTGTGCATCTTTTTTCCTTTTTGCTTCTCGGGCTTCGGCTTCAGCCTTCTTTTTTGCTGCCATGGCAGCTGCGGCCTCGGCTTTCCTTTTCTTAGCCATGGAAGCGGCGACACTGGCCTTCCTCTTCGTTTCCTGGATAGCTATATCGGCCTTCTTTTCGGCCGCTATTGTATCTGCGGCATCCATTTCTTCTTCCTCCTCTTCTTCGAGAACTTCCTCTTCCTCTTCGTCCTGGGTGTTCTCGGAAATCGGTTTGGATTTTTTTCTTCTATAGAAAAATATACCCACACCCATGGCAACTAACAATAAAAGTAGCGTGACTACTGACATGATAGTTTCTTATATGTGTCGGGTATTTTAATTTCAATATAACTACAAGGTTTTGTTTTTAATATAATCGGGGTAATACGCCATGGGCGAATACGCACCCTGCGCAAATATGAGTGCGGTCGTACCACCGACAACCACGAGTGTCATGATCCATCCCGCCACGGTTTTAGCGAGAATTTTCTTATTTACTCCACCCGTTCCTTCCAACAATGCCACGCCCGTGGTGGCACCAACTTGACAATGTGTAGTCGATAAAGGCCATCCAAGGCGACTACCCAAAATAACGATACATGCGCTTCCCAATTCAATGCACACGCCTCTACTCGGGGTAATTTTACTTAATTTTGTACCGAGTGCGTGGAGGATTTTATAACCATACGTGGCAAGACCGAGTACAATTCCAAATGCTCCCATAGATAAGATCCAATAGGCATCATTTCCGAGATCATTCTTCTTTGAGGAGACTTCACCCGATTTATAGATTGCCCATATCGCACCGAATGGCGCGATTGAATTTGCTACGTCATTAGCCCCGTGGGCAAATGCGTCACAACATGCGGTTAATACTTGCATGTATCTCATGGATATTTCCGTTTTTTCGTCGAATAATTCTGCGTTATTGTGAATATGCTGAACATCTTCGTCTTGATTTACAATATCCGCACTTTGGACGTTTAATGAATATTTGAGATAATGTACGATTCGTTTGTACCAACTCATTTTTGAGTATTCAATGACGGGTTCCTCCATTTCTGTAATTTCACTGGTGTCTCCAAGTTCATGAATTTTTAGACTGTTGTTATATATTTCTTCCGATTTACGCATTATATACGGCGTGGCAAAGTAGGATAATATTCCAACTCCACCACCAGAACCAAATGCGATAGCGAGTGCTTTCCATAAAACTATATCATCAAGTTTTAAGAATTTTGCGCCCTTGTAAATGATAAAAAATACATTAATACACACCGCCATTCCGAATATAACGGGGAATGCCCACCTGACTCGTTTGAATGAATCATCACGACGGAGGACTGCCATGCGCATTACATAGAACATAAGCGAGGCAAATACAGCGGAGAATACGGGCGATAATACCCATGAGATGACAATAGCAGAAACACCACCGACAAATGGAAAGTCATCCGAGGGCGCACTCCATTTTACACAACTGGCACCTCGTGCGGCCATTGTCATGCCTATCATTCCTCCGACACAACTGTGAGTTGTACTCACAGGCATTTCGAGACTGGATGCCAGTACTAACCAGACAGATACGGCAAAGAGAACGCACTGACAACCATACATGAGTACGGCCGGGTCATCTTGGAAACATGCGTAATCGGCAATTCCCTTTCTCACGGTATCGGTGACATGACTTCCCATCAAAAGGGCGCCCGAAAATTCAAAAATTGCGGCGAGTCCGATTGCTTGTTTAATGCTCAAGGACTTCGATCCGACCGAGGTTGCGAAAGCATTGGCGACATCATTCGCACCAATACCATACGAGGCGGTTAAAGCCAAAACAGCACCGAATCCGACTATCCATTCATAATTACTTAGATCCATTACAGATAATATATATATTGAAATTCTATTCTATAAGCTTTATTCTACGTCAGAGTAGTATTCTTCCTCCTGAGTTTCGCCGTCATCATTTTCATCTTCATCAACTTCCATATCCATTCCTTCGTCTTCATTTGCGTCATCCTCCTTTGGTAAATTTTCTTCCAAATTCTCTACATCTTCCGTAAGGATATCGTCTTCATCTTTCATCTCTTTTTCTTTTTCTTTTTTCTCTTTTTTCTTTTTTGTTTTTGCGGCACCCAATCCTTCAAATATCGCTTCCATTTTACTCGCGACTTTTTTACCGTGTTCAATTCTTTTCTTGTGTTTGGTAACCATATTATCAATGAATTCACCCGACATACCTATATTTTTACACGCCTGAACCCATGATGTTATAGATTGGGGCGTTTGAGTGGAAGATACCTTTATGAAATTTTCGCGGAATAGTGTATCCAATTTTACACGAATTATACCACTCTTCAGGCATTTTAGGACAACACGTACCTTTTCGGGATCTCCTTCAATGATTTCGGGAACTGTGAATTCTCGTACGGTATCTTCGGAATCTGGTATATCTGGATATATTGGTTCCAAACCGGCGGACACGAGGGACTTGTTGAGTAACTCCAAATACACATCCTTCATGTAAATTGGTTGTGTCCAAGACCTCCGCGTTACTTCTGGTACTTTTACCGGATTTACGATGTTGTATAGGTGATGACCGGGTTTTATATTCTTTTTATTTGTGGCTACGGGTTCTTGGCGAGGTCGGAGAATTGGACGTTTATACATTATTTCCGAGGTTTGATCTGAGATTTTCCTCATCTACATCTGACTTAGGAATAAAATTATCGAGTTCGCACGTGATAATGTGCTGAGCTTGTTTTGTGGCCAAACTCTCATACGGACCCCATAATTCGATAATTTTTCTGGTTTTATCGTACCACATATAGTTTAGGTTGGTAAGTCGGGTTAGCCAATAGAATCTTTTTCCAGATTTTCCTATGAAACTGAATAACGTATCTTCGTCATAATTGGATACATCCATTTCTGTGTAATGAGACACGGGAGGTTTATATGGAGCCATTTTATTACTAATAAGTTCTAGTTTCATTCCTTTATCCAACATGCTTTTGATTATTCCGCTTAGAGAGACTGTGAGCAAATAGAAATAAGAATGGACAGAATTAAGAAAATAAACGACCATGTGAATCCACGTGATTTGTCTCTCGGTGAAATAATGAAGCATAATACAGAAAATGACTGCTGGGTGATAATTCGTGATAAGGTATATGATCTAACTAAATTTCTACCAGATCACCCCGGCGGTAAAAAGGCTATCATGCTATTTGCCGGTAAGGATGCCACCGAAGAGTTCGATATGCTTCATCCCCCAAATGTTCTCACGAAGTACCTGTCTCCAGACGTAGTTCTCGGCCCGGTTAAAAAATAGACGATGTTCTTGGCCTACCTGATACGTAGGACAGGAACATTTTAAGCAATGTAGGCTACCAACCCGATTCTAGAATAGAGGAACGTGGGGATGGAGCGATTCCGTTAGAAGAAGCGATATGACACCAACCATCGCAAGTCGGCCATTTAGTAATTCTGTCTCGGGCTTCCAAAAGCCCTGGACATATCCTTCATCTTTAGGATTCGCCGCTGTTCCGAGGAACGCCAAAGCAGCAACGGCGACAGAAAGACCAACGTTGTCATGGAACTGGGTACTGATGGAGTTTCCAGTCATAACCTCATCAATCACAGCGGACGTGAAACCAATCATAGCGGCACGACCATTTATGCGCTCGGCCATAGAAAGAAAGTCATTGGGGCGCTCAATCGGTTTAAGCGGGGGAGCCTTCACAGAAGAAGTAGTCTTCTTCACAGTCTTGGTCTTCTTCGCAGACCTATTGGGTGCGAGGGCGGGCTTTGTGGATGCACGGATAAGAAGGCTCATTTATGGATAAGATATGATTCGATTCTTTAATATTCATTAATTTACCGTGTCATCTCGTATATACATCGAAAAAAACATGAATGATACTATCATGGAAACCGCTCCAAATCCAAGCCAAAATGTCCCACTGGCAAGAATACACCTTTCTTCATGAACTGTATTCTCGTGCCAATTGACGGCCATTCATATAATAGTGTTATGTTTTTATTCGTCCTTAAAATAAAAGTTCAAATCCGCTTTCAATCCTTCCGAATACCATCCACGAGGTATCCATGAATCATCTTGTGCGTCGTACCACGACAGTCTCGGTTTCTTTTTCGGCGCTCGTTCATCGTGAATCAGTACCGATCTTACAAAGTCGGAATCGCGTACGAACCTTGTCGCACATAAAAATATAGGTATATCTGGTACGTACAATTTAGTCACAGCCCTGACGGACATTATACAATAATGTTATGTTTTTATTGTACAGCTCCTGTCCGCGACAAAAATATAATACGCCGTAATTATCGCAAGTGAAATCAATAAGGGAGTTTTTCGTTTTGGTAGCGCAATTAACAATAAAATATTAACCATCATGAGGTGTAAGTAAAAGAATTGTGCATATTCGGGTATGGCCCTAGACCATCGTTTTATGTTCATATTGCCCGGAAATGATACAAATACAGCGTCCGTGGGAATTTCTTTTTCTCGAGGACTAAAGTTTTTAAATATCGTATCACTTTCATCCACTTTAATGAAATCGTATTTTCCACACAATCTATTTAGGTTTATTTGATCATCTTTACACCCCATGGTAATCGCATCTTTCATCATCATTTTTAATTCCTTCGCGTAACCCATAAACATGCCAGCATTTCCTACATGGGTGGATGTACAAGTGCCAAATATATGTTTCGTGATAGCTTTCCCCATAAGTTGCGGATCTCTAGAAAGCAACACCCGACATTCGCACGCTTTGAATATTTCTTCGACACCTTCTATGCTCCTATTTATCTTTGTGTCAAATCCATCCACAAATACGATTATATCATCATCGCGTTTGGTTTTTAAATATTTCAATAATCCCTTTGTTTTATCTGAAAATCCATTCCACTTTGTACCCCATCCTAATACTTTCACCTTTACACCAAAATCGTTATTTATAAGGTCTTCAAACATACCAAAAGATTTGTTGGCGTACGTAACAACTTCGACCATTGTTCTATAATTATACGTTACATTTTAATGCACCGAATATCAGCCACGCAATTACAACATCCACGGTATAATGATCTCTCGTGGCGACGGACATGATCGATGTTATCATCGGCCATATGGGCCACAGCGGTCTTCCTACAAAACTAGACAATACCAAGTTGAACGAAGTGTGTCCTGAAAACATGTGATCATTACAAAACCCAAATGGCGGTCTCATCTTACATTCCTTTGGACTTGGATACGTGGTCGCATACAGAGCTATAGCCCTAAAAAGATACATCATTCCTAACATAAGTATCATCGAGGTTCGTTTATCTAAACTCCATTTACTCCACAAAACCATAACAAAAAGTAACGGAACTAAAAGCATTACATCATTTACATATTCATACTTTGAGAGATCTGGTAATATACTGAAACCAACATCATATATCTTGTCACCTTTCGGTCCGCTGGCTCTCTTTGATGTTATGAAATATCCAATCATCAAATTAAACATTAATGATAACAACGCAAAAATATATATGAGCATCCTTATCATTAACTGATACTTTTTTTGAGTCTGGATCTACCAAGTTTCGATCTCGGTACCTCGTGCATGCAAAGCACGCGCTCTACCAATTGAGCTATAGACCCTTAATTACGACGAGTTTTTAGTATTAGTATTTAGTATTCACTGTCCAATGAGGTAATACTTTCACTGTCACTGATTAAATCTTCTTCATCCAATTCATAATCAGAATCATCGGCCGATTCGTATCTACCATCTAATGTTTTTTTGTATAATCCGGTGGTTTCAAGTTCTTCCGTATCATAGAAGCCACACACCGTAGCTTTGTCGATATGTTCGACTTGTATATTAAAATCATACGTATCGTTATTTATTTTTCTCAAGAATTGTACTCCCAGGATGTCACCATCCTCGTATAAAATACGAGCTATCGATACCATTCCATTATCTTCTTGAACATCAATGATCATCGTATTTAATTAATTTTTTAATTCTTTAATAATATTAATGGATCACCTTAAAGAAGCTGGTATTAGCTTACTCCGTCATTATCGGGTTAATCCTATACATGACGCAGTTATGTTTGATATCGATAGTACATTAATTTTCCCAAACGGCGATGCGAATAAACCCATGATCGAATTGGCGAGAGAGGCTCATAATCTGAATTACAATGTGGTTATTATTACCGCTAGACCTCATTGGATGGAGTATGTTACTAGACACGAATTAATGCGATACGGCATTCCATATGACGTTTTGAAGCTGTGTGATTACGATATGAAGGGGGATATGAAAAAATTATTAGGGTATAATTTTGTTCTGTCTGTTGGCGACATATGGGAGGATCTTACCGAAACTAAACATTGGATAAATGTTACTACACATCAATATCTATAAAAATTAACATTTCCATCTTTTTCCGCAATTGAGACACGAAACAAATGTCGTCATTGGTTCATCTGCCGATCTCGTCTGTAACTGATAATATGTGGTCTTTTTTGACTTGCACTTACCGCAAGTGAAAAATCCCTCAACGCCCCGTAACGCCTCGTTTTCTAGCCTTTGTTTTTGTAGTTCTTTGAAAATTTTCTTTTCCACCGCCTTAGCGTATGGCCCCTTTGCCCATAATTCGTTTGGTTCAAAATTCATTAACTCTGCCGATTTAATTTTACCTGTTTTCACACTTTCTCTGAGACTTTCTGATTTGTCAAAGTTAAAACACAACGTTAGAAATTTTTGTCTATATCTATTGACGAAATTTTCATTATCCCACGCTGGAATATCCATGAGAGTCTTTGTGCGTCTAGTTGTCCAATTGAGGATTGATTTCTCGAGATTGATACATGTGGTACTATTCTCGGGAATATCAAGTATGTTTGATAACCGTTTGATCGCAAAAGCTCTAGTTTGCTCCCCCATTTTCCTTACTTATATAAAAAACTAACAACTTTAATTGACTTAGGCGAGCGGGCGACCTTCGAATTGCTTGGTACTCGTTTTACACGCACCAAAATCCTCCGGAGAACATCCATCGAACGGACCCGATTGGCGCTTTGCCGGGTTCGTGTTAATAGTGTCTCTCACATACTCACGTCTATACGGTTTATATTTGGATTTTGTATGTTTTATGAGGATCACAGCAAGGTATATAACAACCCCTATAACCAATATAGTCCAGAATTCCTTCGACAGTATATTCGTGATTTTTTCAATCATATACATTTTACTGATATTTTTTTATCGGATGAAAATAAGTTAAGTTAGATATGGTTTGTGCCATCCTGATAAATGAAGAAGAAGGTGAGATGCGAGAGATAAATTTGGATATTTCTCCAGAACGGAATGAAATTTATAACATTTTAGGGGGACGGGCTACATTTGTGGGGCAGTGGGAAGAATTAGACGTAGTTATAATTAAAAGAGCGAGTGATACCGGAACTTTAAATGAAAATAAACTTCCGCCACCATTTGATAAGGAGACTATATTGGGTCCTATACTATTAGTTCGTATGGATGAAAATAGCGATAGCCAGGATTTCGCATTATCCGAATATATGGATTTCCGTTTATTCGGAAGTGCTTACATTAGTCGCTGATGACGGGTTTGGAGGAATCCAAGCCTGGTGATTAAGCACAGCTTCTGCGTATCGCATTCCTAATGTGAAATGAACAAATGCCCATTCATAGAAATTTTCTAACTTGACTGCTTTTCCATCTATTCTAAGAGGATTTTCATTTATTATCTTCTTAAAGTCTATTCTTTGATCGATATCTTTGAGTTTCATAGCGTTTCCAGCATTCTTTAACCACATAACGTGCTGTTCATCACTCGGATCGAAGGCGTATAAAAATCTTTTTGAACATTCGCCTTCATCTGGTTTTTGAACTCTGTTTCTGTGCGACATTATATTACTATTTCTCCTTTTCTATAAGCTTGTTTTTATCTATACCACTATTGACCCGGCTGAGTATTTTATGTCTCAGACTTCTAATTTCATATTTAAGCACTTTCATTGTTGAATGCATTTTACATTTATCGTCTAGATACTGTTCTATCCACTGTTTCTTTTCCATTAGAACCGGCTTGGTTTTGATATGCCATGTGGATAACTCAAAGGTCATATTTTCGCATAAATTGAATGCTTCCATCAATGCGTCATAGTCCTCGAAATTGCCCTTTTCAATCACTGGCCTGATCTCGTAAAGATCCGCTATGAGCTCGTCCTTTTCATCACGAAATTCTTTGAGGAGTTTTAATTCCTCTTCGAGCATTCTTATGTTTATCTAAGATTAAAACTCTTATGCCCATTTTACCCTCATGTTATACTCGAGTGTGTCACAATATTCCTGTAAGTCCCCTACGCCATCCACTTCCTGACCACTAAATGTAACACTCTCTGTCCCCTGGTCTGTAATAAATCCGAAATTATGTACATATAAATAAGAGGTTCCCGTAGTTCTCGCTAGTATATCAAGGGCGTCTCTATTGTACGTCACAATGTCTAAATACTCTTTTACACTTTCGGGCGATCTCTTCTTGTGTGGGGTGGTGGCGACAAACTTTGTTAAACTTTTAGACATATCCATATTTGGCCATTTACCATATTTAGATCTATGATTGGCTAGATAATCTATAAATAATTCTGTTGTCGGTCGATCCCTGAATGTCAAAAACCTCGTTTTACCTCTCGGATCGACTATTACTAAGTGACCACCAGTGAGATTCATTGTTACACAATTAAACTCCATATTGTAGTATACTCTTAGTATATACTGAGACTTCTTTTTAATTGACTTATTCCTGGTTTGTTCCGAAACTAAAGTGTATATTTCTATTGGGTACTTCTACGCGTTGCGGAGTTGGTCGTTGAATTTGTGGGTCTCTTCTGTTTAATACCTCATTTACACTGGCAATCGGATTTACTTCCGGGTCATCTAGTAATGATTCTAATACACTTCGTGGCTGGAATGGTGATCTCGATGGTTCTGCTAGGGGTCTATATACATGTTCAAACCTGGACACCCTTGTTCGCAATAACTCCCGTTTCAATGTAACCAATTCGTGTCGCAATACTTCGATAACTTCGAGAGATTCTAAGTAATCATTCGTCAAATTTAATAAATATGTATCCTTGCTTGCGTCACCGGACGCGTATATTCTTTTTAGATTGTTACACAAATCAAGATACACACCTTCCGGTAAGGCATCCTTGTGTTCATCTAGAGTTGACATCACATGTCGTATCGGATCCGTTGTCATTGTATATATTACTTATATATTAATTTATTACTTTAAGATATATGAACTATCCACGGACGTCTGGTCAGTTTAGATATTCTCTCGCATTACAATCACCCAAGCCAATCGTAGTTGTTACCGGTCCCGCGGGTACAGGCAAGACTTTAATGGCGTGTGATTATGCCATGGACGAGATATATAACTATAATCAGGTTCGTAAGGTTTTATTGACTAGACCGATTGTATCGGCAGATGAATCGATTGGATATTTGCCCGGTGATGTCGATAATAAGATGGAGCCATGGACAAAACCCATGTATGATATCTTCGGCAAATATTTAACAAAAAACCAAATGGATAGACACATTACAATAGAACCACTTGGTTATATGCGGGGTCGAACCTTTAGTAATAGTATAATTATTGCCGATGAAATGCAAAATAGTACATTCACACAGATGAAATTATTATTAACTAGAATAGGAGAGGATTCCAAATTAATAATCACAGGGGATTTAAATCAGTCGGATTTGGGTTCAGATAATGGTTTAGAACAGCTATTATATAAATTAAATGGTTTGGATCTCGATTATATTACACATGTTGGCATGGATACAGATGATGTGATGAGACATCCGGCAGTAGAAGAGATTCTCAAGGTTGTGAATATATGACTTATATACTTAAAGTGATAGCTATATCATTGTATATATGGCGAAGAAAAAGAATATAATTTTAGCTCTTCCGGGTAGAACATATTCCGGGCAATTT